AGAAAATTTTTCTAAATTCATAGATAACCTCCTATAAGTATAGGATAGCTATTATCTAAGACAATTTATTCAGGTTTTGGATTATCTGCTTTAACTTGTGCTATATGATCTGCCCAAAGAGTAGTGCCATTAACACTATCCCAATATTGCATATCTAGTTGATCTTGCACAGATCCATAAGCCTCTGATCTAGCTTGAATGTAACCAAAATTATAATCATCTAATAATAAATTTTTTCTATCTTCAATAGCTTGTTCATAATCACTTGAACTAAACTCTGAAACTTCATTATTAACCTGTTTCATCATTGGCTTTGCATCCTCAATCTCTTGAGTTGCTTGAGCTAGTGCTTGTTCCTCTGTCATATCTCTCCTATCTTACTATATTTTTTCTAATACTACTTATTTAGGATTTAAATATCCCATAAAGTTCAAAATCTCCACTAAATGTTCCTGATGTTGTGTAAAAAGCAACACCATTGTTTGTTTGTGCATTGTAGTAACTACCACCACCAAATTTGCTTTGCACTTCTCCTGTATCTCTCACATTAACCCATTGTCCAAACCACATAGGATAATGAGTACTTTCATTAAATTTACCTAGTAATAATTCTCCAGATGCAGTTTCCCCTGTTGCATTACCTTGATTATTGTAACTAAGAGTAAATGCAGCATAACTTTGGTGATGTTCTCCATATACATTAACAGAAGATATAACTGCTGAGGCTTGATTATAAATGGCTGTTGTTTGTGCAGTACCACCTACTAAAACTCTCATTCTAAAGAGTGTTCCATCTGCACTAAAAGATGTGTTTGCCCATTTCACAATATAGTGATTATAAGAAGTACTCCAATTTGAAGCACCTAAAGATATTTCACTAGCATTAGTAGCTGTTTGACTTTCTAAAAGAATTAACCCTTTACTCATTTAACTCTCCACAAATCCAAATACATAAATACTTCCTGTTGCACTCAAAGTGCTTGAATTAATATATTTAAAACCTCTACAAGAAGTAGTTGCAGATAATTGTCCACCAAAATTGTGCATATATGAAGTGGTATCTCCTGCATAACTTGTAGCAGTTACCTGTGTATATACACTTTCAAAGGGTTGGTTAATATTTAGAATGCCACTCATACCACCATAACCATTGAAAGTATCTACTAAGCAATCCTCAAATTCTGCATCTGATGTACTGTGCAGATTTGAGCCACTATTTAAACTATTTAACTTTCTCCTACCATACATATAGTTTGCTGAAATTTCTGTTCCTGAACTATCCAATAATCTAATATCACTTGTTCCTGTTCCACTTGAAGTAAGGTTTTCAAAAACTATTTTATAATTTTTATATCTGTTAGTAAATACATTATCTATAGTTACAGAACTAACTGCTGATGTTATATCAGTTTTTCTGATTAAAATAAATTTACTCATAGTAACCCTCTAACCCATACAAAGACATAGTAGTACCAGAAACTATTTTATAACTAGGATTGTTTGCATATACTTGAAAAGCATTATGGCTTGCTTGTAGTTTGAGTGTTTTGTTAACTTCAGCTCTATATATAGAAGTATCATTAGTGTTATAACCTAAGTGTCCACCTGTAACACTTGAATACTTATTACTGTCATACCAATTTGTAAAATAAAAATAAGCAACAGTAGTTGCAGGTGTAGTAGGTAAACCAAAATTATCACTAGAAACCATATAAGTCATAGCTGTTTCTACATTACCACCACCATGAGTGTTTACAGTCTTATTATTTCCATAAATAGAAATAGATGAATAACTAGCACCTGCATAAAAAGAACTACCATTATCAGCACTCAATCTCATATCTAGGTGCTGCCCATTAGTTGTTGCACCACCTGAAGTATAAAAAACCTGTGTTCTGTAAACATCATTTTGTATATCATTAAAAGTTACACTATTAGTTGATCCATCAGCAGTAATTGTTTCAATATGTACTAAGCCATATTTGTCTGATGTCCATTTACTTGCTAAATCTAAGTTATAAATATCTTTAGGTGTAAAAATTCCTTTATTGTTACCTGCACTTTGTTCTGGTGCTTCTGGTATGTATCCATATTCACTCATTTAAACCACCCTGTACAATGTAAAAGTTCCACCTGCTATATTTCCTGTGTCAAAAAATAGATTTACCCCATTAACTTCACTAGCAGAAGTAAATACAGTTCCACCTGCTGAGCCCTCTGTTGAAGCTGAACTTGTTAGAGCTACTGCTTCATTAATTACAAAAGTATATTCACTTGAATTGTTAGCATTATATATATAAAGAATAAAATTTTGTGTGTTTGCACCTGAGCCCTGTCCAAGTCTTGATACTTCAATACTTGTCTGATTAACATCACTTCTATTTAAAAATGTATTGTATGCCCTCATTAATTTAAAAGCACCATCATAATTACTACTTGTGTTTGGTGTTCCACTTTCTGTAAATCTAAGTTTCAATTGAGCAGAGGTTGAACATTCAATATTTGCACCTGTAAGCATATACACATCATCTGTGGTAGTACCAATTAAATCTAAACTTGAAACTGCACTTGTTACTGTATTTGTTGCTACTTGTACTAATCCCATTAGCTAACACCTAGCCCATAAGTTCTAACTAAAATATTGTCAAAACTTCCACTATTAGGAAAAAATTGCATACCTGTTATGCTTGATGTATTTTTTAAAACACCAATAATTTTATTACCCATACCACCAAATCCTGGTGTAAAATTTAATCCATTACTTGCAAGAACAAAAGTATAAGCAGAACTTGAATATGGATTAAATAGCCACATATTCAAACTTCCTTGATTTGCAGTATCATTATTTGAATACCACATTTTTGGAAAAGAACTTTGATTAGTTCCTCTTAGTGCATTAAATCCACCATAGGATTTTAATTCCAAATTTCCATAATCATAATTACTTGCACTAATAATACTTCCACTTGAATTAATAAATCTAAGTTCTGAATAATCCTTTATAGTTATATCTGAATTATTTATTGTTATTTGATAAATATCAAAATCTGCTGAAAAGACATCAGTTACAGATACACTTGCAACAGAAGTAGCAGTAGTTTCATTAATTAATCTTAGGTTACTCATATCTGTTTTACTCCATAAACTTTTACTTCAAAACTATCATAAGTGCCACCAACACTTTCTATTGCTCTTACTCCTGTAACTTTACTTGCAGTTGGTAAAACACCACCACCAAATTGATATTGATATTCATTACTTTCCCACTTTGTTAATTGTGTTGTTATAAAAGTAAATTTGGAACTATCCCCTGCATTATATATATACATATACAATGAAAAATTTATATTATGTCCATTACCTGCACTATAAGCATTTATTATTTTTGTATCACTTGTGCTTTTTCCTTCAAATGTAGTACCACCTGCATTACCACCCTGTACTGCTCTTTGGTAACCACTTGTAGTAAATGTACCATTTTCTGCTAATTGAAAATTTGTTTGACAAGTTCCACCACCACTTGTTGTAATTTCAAAATTTTTAAAATGCACTAAATGTACATCATATTTATCCTCTTGTAAATTTGTAGCAGATACAGTTGATACACCACTTGAAAAAGAAATAGTGTCAATAAGTTCTAAGCTACCACCCCAACTACCATCTTTAGTAAGTTGTAGTATTTCACTAGGTGTATATAAACCTGTATTCTTTTTTACATCATTTGGTTGTGTACCTAAGTAGGACATAATTATCCTTTAGGTTTGTCTTAAGAATGATACATTGTATTCTGCACTAGAAGCTGCAGAGCATAATCCCTGTAAAATATCTCCTGTTTCTAATGATATTTTTGTTGTGATCTCTATTGTTGTGCCAAAAGGTAGTGAAACATCATTTAAAATGTGTCTTAAACTTCCACCTGACTTAGTAACACTTAGATCAATAGTGACATCAGCACTTGAGCCACTTACATTAGATACTAAAATACCAATTACAGTTTCAGTAGTAGAGCTAGGTACTGCATCAATAATATCTGCTGTTGATGTTCCTAAAACTCCCTGTACTGAATGTAGTGTATCTGCCATAACTTTTCCTTTCTTAGCTTAATGCCAACACTAAACCTAAGCTAACTCCTGCTGCTGCAAGATTAGCTATATCTCCTGCTGTTGTCTTTTTAAGATTGTTGCTGTCATTAATATCTCCAAACAGTATTTCATCTCCTGATGCTACTGTACCAGAAGTTGCAGAGTTTGGCTTTACACTCAAGCTAGGTGTACCAGAAGTAGCACCACCTGCCATACCAGAAGTACCACTTGTGGTAATTCCCTCAATATCTCCTGCTTCTGCCCCTATCCAAGCAGATCCATTCCAAGCCTTTAATAAATTATCTGTAGTATCATAAAAAATTGTTCCCTCTACTTTATTTGTCAAAGCTGTATTAGCTGCTGACTCTGAGGCATAAATAAAGACTATTGAATCCTGAATGTCTTGAAACCTAGCTTCTGTTACTAGATCTCCTGTTGTCCAATCAAACCATGCACCTGCTGCCATGTATTTTCTCCTTAATTCTTTCTAAGTATAACTTATGTTAGTATCAATTCCTAGTTTTGATACACCTAGTATCCAAGCACCTGTTTCAGCAGGGGATAACCCTATCTGCCAATTCCAAGTCTTGTTTCTAGCATCTACTGTGTGTTTAATTCTTTCAATAAACAGTTCATAAGTTTCTGTTGTAGATGCTGTAGTAGTAACACTTGCCTGAACAAAGCTACCTAAATCTAATCCTAGTGCCTTAGCCCATAAATTAACATTTTCTCTAGGAGCAAAAGATAAAGCCTCTATCTGTGTTTGTGGTATGTCATTAGCTACAGTTATCTGTTCTGCAATAGATAAGACATCAGAATCCTGTGTATTTAAAGTGCCTGACTGTACTAAAACATTAGAGCCAAATCTATCTACTGAGTCTGCACTTACTGCAATCTGTGTTGTTCCACCTGTTCTAGTTCTCTGTACTGTGTTTACAATCTTTTCATCATCATAAGAGCTTTTTATATCTACATAGTTTAGCTCTCCTACACCCTGCCCAAAATTGGCTTCTGGTGTAGTTGTATTAGCCAATCTATAGTTTCTATCTCTAAAAGTTGCATCTCCATTAGCAGCAATAAAGAATGTGCCATTCTCTGCTAGTTCTACAGCTCTAAGTGCAGCTAATACAGTATCTGTTTCTGGTTGTACCTGCACTTGTAGTTGTCCTGTAGATATTGCCTGATTTGTATAACCAAAGCTATCAAGTATGTTTTTAGCCCTTACAGAGCTTAATTCTTGTGCTTGTGTAAGTGTAAGCCTAGTTGTTGTGCCTAGTTTAGAAATACCTAACTGCCACCCAAAGCCATTTAAAGTAGCATTATTAAACAGTTTAAAAGCATCTACACATTGTAATTTAGTTTCTGAATCAGATCCTTGTGCAGGATAATTAACAGGAAAGCTTTCAACAAAGCCATGAAAAAGAGTATATGTAGAGCCACCATAAGCAGCTTTAATCCTTATTCTTTTTAATGGCTGCACCTTAGTTCTGTTGTTTGTTGCATCATAATAATGTGTTGTTTGATTAGGGGAAAATCTATTATCTGTGTTATCAAGCACAACTGTTACTGCAGCAGGATTAAAATCTGCTAAGTTTGTTGCTCTACCTCTGTTAATACTAAATCTTCTAAGATAAGTAGAAACATCAGTAAAAGTTTGTGTGCTATCTAGTGGATTAGAGTCAAAAGCAATCTCTACTGTTAGATCAACATTAGAATCAAAAGGAACACTCATTATCTAATAGCATAACCTTTTTTGGCTAATCTTTCTTGTGTTACCTGTAGGAAATCTTCTGCATTGTCTGAAAGTTCTACTTTTACACTTACTTCCTGTTGTGATTGTCCACCCACAGGAGCAGAAACAGAAGCCTGATCACTAACAACAGGTGCTGTTATAGGAGCAGGAGTTGGAAATTGCCTAGATATTGGAGCTGTTTCTATTGCTCTAAATTGTTGCATTAAAGCTTGTTGATCTATTAATTTTTTAGTTGATTTAGTTAATTCATTAGTAGCATCAATAGTTTCATAAAGCATATCCCTGCTTCTTTGTTGTGCAGCTGTTTGAAAATCTGTTGATTTTTTTAAGTTGCTTTCAGCTAAATCTAATCTCTCTCTTGCAAGTCTAAGTGCATCTGAATCATTAGCTAGTTCAAACTCTGCCTCTGCTAACTCTGCCTCAGCTAAAGCAAGTTCTGCAGTTACATCTTTGCCATTTTGTTTAGCTTGTGTAAGTAGTGCAATTTGTGTTGATAGTTCATTCTTTCTAATTGCAGCTTCTGCATCTCTAACATTCTCATCTATTTGTAATCTCTCTAAGTCTTTAGAAGCCTGATTTCTGTTTCTAGTTGCTCTAGCTACATCATCATTAGCTGAACTAATTAGATCCATTATCTTTGATCTTTCTAGCTCTAAATTAATATTGGACATAATTAAACTATTTTGCTCTCCAAATATTGGATTAAGTTTAGTTCTTATAGTGTCTGATAGCTTTTTAGTTTGTGTTTCATTAGTAAGCAAACCAAGTCTAGTTTTCTGTAAGTTAGTAAACTCCTGTGCATAAGCATTGTTCATCTTGTTAATGACATCTAAGAAATCTAAGGAAAGCCCTGTATTACTTATTATTTGTACAGAGTTTTCATTAAGTATCTCAGTTTCTTTTTGCATTTCTTTATTAAGAGTTTCTAAAGCATCAGCATCTCCTCTAAGTGCATTTTGCCCTAATATGAATGTTCTAAAGTATTTGTTAAGTTGTGTTGTTCCTTTTTGTGTTGAATCAACTGTAGCTACAATAGCATCATTTATTAATGAAAAGCCTGAAACAACAGCAGGAGATATATTACTAACAAAATTATTAAATACTCCTAAAAGTTCTCCTGCAGCAGGTAACAATTCTGCACCTACTTCCTCTCTTAATTCTTGTGTTGCTGATCTAGTTAGTAACATCTGTGCAGCAAATCCCCCTGCTTCTCTTTCAGCATTACCAATTTGTACTGCAGCTCTTTCAAATATTAATTCTGTAGTTGCTAAGGCTTTTTCTTGTTTAGTAAGTTCATCAGCACTTCTTTTACCTGTCATTGAGAATGCTTTAGTTTGTACCTCAGCTTCCTGTACAGAAATACCATAAGTCTTTAGAGCTTCCCTTTCTCCAACAATAGCTGATCTAAAAGCCTGTAGAACAGGAGTTGCACCTGCTGTTATGTTGTTGAATGAGGCAATATCTCCTGCTAGTGAAAATAATCTAGCTGATAAATCTGCTGATTCATTTTGAGTAAATCCTAAACCTTGAGCAACAGCACCAAATACACCTACTAATTGTTTAGCCTCTGATGTAGTTAAACCAAACATGTTGGCATTTTTTTCTAGTTCTGTACTTAATTTTTCTGCTGCACCACCAAAAGTAGTACCAAAAGCACCTGCTGCCTCTTGTGCTGCTGATGCAGCTTGAATTGAAGAGATTGCAAAGTCTGCAAGTTGTTTAGCTGCAAAAGCTGCTGCACCTGCAATAGCTGTTTTAGTAAGCCCAGACATACCTGCAGCAAATTGTGCATTAGATTTAGCTGCATTATCAACATCTTTATCTAATTCTTTAGTAGATCTAGAAACTTTGTCTAAACCCTGTGAAGTTTTATTAGCTCCTGTAAGCTTTAAAAACATCTCTAAAGTGGCTCTTGCCATTCTTATCTCCTCAATTTAGATTGAGCTTTAGCCTCTGTTATGGCTTTCTGCTCTTTTTTATTCTTATCTATGTAGTATAACTTCCAAGACTCAAATTCCTCAACACTCAAACTTTTTCTAAGAGTATCAACAGTCATACCTAAATCCATAGCTAATCTAAATTCAAAAGCTAGTTCTGTATTATTCTGGAAACTGATCAGCTATATTAGCTTGATCCTCCTTAGTCCAAGCCATGCATCTATAAATCCCCATTAGGATTTTATCTACAATATTTGGTGTTGCTTTAGAGTAAAATTCCTCTACCTGTTCTAATGAGTCAAACTCAGGATCTTTCAATCCTGTTAGCAATAAGTGTTTTTCAAAAAGGACTTCATCTCTAACTCCATCAATTTCTGATAGTTGATTTATCTTAACTGCATCTGCTTTAGTTAAGCCTGTAACAATAACTGTTGCATCCCATTCAGGAATTTCTATTTCTTTAGTAGGAAGTGCAGGAGCATTAGATATATCATCTAGTTTAAGCCTCTTCATGATAACCTCTTTTCTGTTGTGAATTACTTAAGTTTTATTTTAAGCAGTTCCCTCAGTTACATCTCCAGAAACTTGAAAAGCAGCTGTAAAAGTAACAGCTCCACCTATATCAGGTGTTCTATCATAAGAAGTTAGTATTGCTTTTCCTGATGCTTTAGGGTTTCCTCCTGTAGTTCCAATAGGATAGAACTCAAAATCTCCCTCTGCACCAAGTATTCCTGAAATATAACCATCAACAGTTGCATCAAAAGAGCCTGAGATGGTCAATGTTGCATCTTTCAAACCACTAACAAAAGCTTTGCTAGAATTTGAAAATGCTGAAACCTCAGCTACATCAGCAGTTCTTGAAATAGAAACATCAGTAAGAACATTAGATATATCTCTTAAAGTTCCACCAGAATCATCAATCTTGAATGCTGCATTCTTTCCATGTGTAAATGTTGGCATTTATCTTTCTCCTCTATATTTATTTCTGTGCAAAGCTAATTGCTGCTGTTATGCTACCTGATCCACCAAAAGTTAGAACAGCTCTTGCATATCTTGCAGGGTTACTTGCACTTGTCTTTAATTCTGATGTTGTACCTGTTGCCTGACTAAAAGTTATATAATCAGAATAAGATACATTATCAGCACTTGTTTGTATTTTAACATCTAATGTAGGAGATCCACTACTTACAGTACAATGTAGCACTCCTGCACCACCATTAGTTCCTGCAGCTGCATAATCTACCCCTGTTTGATTAGATGATCCTGATGTAGCTGTTGGAGCTAATAAGCTCTTGCCATTATAAGCATCTCCATCAAATTGAAATGCTACAGCTACTGCAACTACTGAGCCAATGTCTGCTGATCTATCATAAGAAGTTTCAATGACACTACCAAACTCTGTTGGGTTGCCTCTTGTGTAGCCAATAGGAGCTATTGAAAAAGCACTACCTGAGCTACCTAGTTGAGCTAAAAACTCTGCATCTGCATCTGGACTTGTACTCTCAAAATAACCTGAAAGAGTTGCTGTTCCATCTTTTAATCCTGAAATATAAGTTTTGCTACTTGCTGTAAATGTTGATGTTTCAGCTACATCTGCTGTTAAAGATACACTTGCATCTGTAAGAGTTGTAGATAGATTTGTATTATCTAATAGTACAACAGCATTTTTACCATGATTAAATGTTGGCATTTATTCCTCTTCCTCTTTAGCCATTTTACTATTAAATTTTACTGCAGCTTTATTCTTTATCAAACTTTTAGCAATCTTGTCTGGTACTTCACAGATCTCTCCTGCTTCAACCCTAATTTCTTTGCCATCTTTTTCTGGATAGTTACTTCCAATTAATATTTTTATTTTCATTATGCTATTACCTCTATATTGAATGTTACACCAAGAAAGCTAGTTCCTTGTGTTACTTCATACTCTCCATAATCTGTTGCACTTATAACTCTAACAGACATAGCAGCACCCCCCAAAGTAGGATCACTTTCTATTGCTGCTTTAACTGAGGTTGCCCCAGAAGAGGCTAAGTAAGCATCTACACCATCTTGTGCAGTCTGTGCATCTACTCTTGATATATACACCACTATAGGTATCTCATAGGTATCTGAGCCTCTAGCCATTGTTGAATCATAGTTTAAACTGTT